GCTTTAGTCCTTGATTTTAATAGGTTTTTAGGAATACGTTTACCAGCTTTATAAAGGTTAGATACTCTTTTAATTAAACTAGCTCGTCTAGTTCTCTTAGCACCTTTCAATCCAGATAAATATTTTTTTGGTAATCCTGATTTTTTGTCTTTAGGTGGCTTTCTTCGTTTAGCCATTATTTACCTACTTTTCTCATAGCTGATATATGAGCCTGTCTAAATGTTCGACCTTTTTTAATATCTCTCGCCATAGATCGCATATGTTTTAGTGTATGGTGTCTAGCGTGACTTCTCATAGTCTTTTGTTGTCTAGGTTTTAGATCGGATATAATATTTTTAATAGAAGCTACCTTAACCATTATTTTCTCTTATTTTTTTTCTTCTTCTTTTTTTTCATAGTTTTACTATGTTTTCCAGTATGATATGGCATAACTTGCTCCCCTAAAATGATGTTTATATGAATAGTATATCTACACGAATGGTAGTATAGCAATTTATCTCATAGTCTGACGACAAAGTCAAACATTAAATTGCTTGATCGAAAAACTTTTTTAATTCTTCAGCGGCTTCTCTAAGTCGATCACCAGCATAACCCTTTTTAAATTGGTAAATAGCTGATATTTCTTTTAAATTAAAATCTTCTACACATACTCTATACATTAATTGAAATCCAAAATCACCTAACCAAGTATGACTGCGACTTAACTTGTATATCGCGTCAATACGATCTTCTGCCATTGATTGCCATTGATTACCACCACCAATATAATTAAAATTAGCAGTATAACTTCCAATACGACTTTTTTCCCATAATCTGCGAAATCTCAATGCAGTATAATATTGAACAGTATTTAAGACTTTCTTAGACCGCAATAAGTCTAAACTAGACTCAGCAACATTAATCATAACGACTTTGCCTTGTCCTTTAGCTTTTTGCTCTTTAGTTCCTATAAATTTAGGCTTTATTTTTCTACGATCTAATTTCTTTAAAACTTCCATATCGGAAGTGTACTGTATTTGTTCTTATCAGTCGATTAAATTTTTAGGATATTGCTTTAATGGTAATTTAAAACTGTTAAATATTTGTTTTTTATCATTTTTATCTGCGTGAATATAAATATATCTATGTTTACCTTTTATCTCTATTTTTCTTAAATTTAATTTTTTAATTATTTCATTTCTATCCGCAACCAATTTATAATTCATCATTTGCAAATCATAAGTATCATTAAAACCTAAAATTGTTTTTAATTTTATCCAATCATCAACTTTGGGAAAACTAAATCCTTTGTCTAATCTAAACCAATGAGCCGCAGTATCTTTATAACCAAAAATAGTGTCTAAATCTTTGTTTTTAAAGTTTTTTTTATTATTTCTTAAAAAGATAGCAATATCTTTTCTGTTAATTTTATCTTCATCAATTCTTCTTTTAACTAAATTAACTTTTATTTTATTATCTTTTTGATAATGACCAATTTTCCTAAAATGAAATTCTTTCCCTTTACAATCAATAAATTGATAATTATTAAGTGTTGCTCCTGTATAAATAAAATTTGTTGCTTGATACAATATTCCTAAATGATTTTGGTTTTGATCCGCAAATGAAACAATAATAGTTGGTTTTTTAAGCAGTTTTATTGATTTAGAGATTAAAAATGATCCTTCATTTTTAAGGTTATTTTTTAAAACTAATCTATTTAATTCAATTACTTTGTTTTTAAATTGTTTACCAGCTATAGAAGCTGACAAAGTTGGTGAAGGTGGTTGTCCAAATGTAACCACTCCAACTAATTTTTCTTTATAAAATAATCCAAAAGAATAACTAATGCTTGGCATACGCTTCGCATAATGTATATCTAATATAAAAGGTTTTGTTGCATTATAAGAAATATGTTGAACATAATAACCATTCATATTTTCTTTCCTGTCATATAATTAAAGCTAACTTGTTCTTTTCCATTGGTAAAAGTTATCTCATTCCAACTATGAAATGTCATAAGAAAACCATCTGGAACTGTATTAGGAAACCTCTGACGGAAAAATTGCTCTGGTGTTATCTTCTTTTCTTTTACTATGCTATCTTCATCTAACCAGCGTTCCTGTGATAAATAGGTTGAAAAATGCGGAATAAACTCTGGACTAGAGGCTTTAGAAACAAGTTGATTATATTTTTCAATCAAGGTGTCAGCGTCTACTTTGTTTTTAATCTTGTTGTATTTCTGTAAAGCTACCTTTTTACTTCCTCTCTTAGCCTTTAACTTTCCCCATATATACATAAAATCATCTATATTCTTATCATTTATTCTTATTAGTTTATTCTGTTTGTTATCGGTTGGTGTATCGTTTGGCATATCTTGATACTCGTCATAGTGGCAGATTGTAAGGACATTTGGTGTATCGGCTGGTGTATCGATTGGTGTATCGGTTAGGATCGTTCCATTGTCTTTTAATTTATCTAAATAGCGTTGAACTTTGGCTCTATTCCAATTAAAGGCTTTAGCCATATAACTTATCGAACAGCATAACTGACCACGCTTAAGTTTTATAGTTTGTCCCTTGATGTCGAAATTTCTATCCTTGAAACTTGCCTCTAATAAAATCCAAATAAAAGCACCTATCTCGCAAAGTGATCTATCTTTCTTTTGTAATGATGGGTGAAATAATATTGCTCTATTGATCTTGATATATCCTTGCATAAGTCTTAGCCCTTTCTTCAAGCTGTTTGATTACAGCTTCATTATTAACTTTATTACAAGGTGATATTATTACAAGTTCTTTGGCAACAATAAAAGGATTAATGTTGAATTTAGCATAAAAAGATTGCTCCCCAAGATCGGTCTGCATTTTATGATATTGGTAAGTAAATGGTAGTGTAAGGTAATCACTAGGTTTTAATCCTGTGCCGCCATCTGATAGTATTCTTATATGACAGGCTTGGCTTGGTGTTTGCTCGGATATGAAACAAGGAATTGATCTTATGAAGTTTAAGTGCTTCGTTGATCGAATAATTTTCTTCATAAATAGTGAGGCTAGTTTTGACGAAAGGGCTTAAGTCGGAGGAACTAGCCTCATAATCGACCATAAACTCCCATATTTTAACGTCAATATTAAGGGTTTACAATATATCAATAATAGTTAATATTTTCACAAATCAACAGAAAGGGCATTTGATGATTACAAAAAGTGAAGAAGCAAGGCTTCAAGAAAAAGTTTGGAAGTATAGAACTTCTGAAACTGACCAATGGAACTTCGAAAGATGGCATCGTTGGACTAATGATGAAAGAAAAGCGTGGGGTGAACCTTTGCTTGATTGTACTGAAGCTAAAATTAAATGGGACGATGTAATATTTCCAAACTTAAATGAGGATCAATATGAGTAAAGTTTACTATGATCCTATGGCTGAAATAGATCAAGATAAAGATCAAAGAGTTGTTTTAAAGTATTTACAATTTTTTGAATTATTAACAAAACTGATAAGGAGACTAAATGCACGATAAAGACCCAAGACATAATGGTTGGAAGTATAAATCTTTTAACTATACCGACATAGAACATAAAGAAGTTAAGGCGAGTTTAGATTACATAAGAGGCAAGACTCAACTTAAGGAAAAAGTAATAATTCAAAACCTATTAAGAAAAGAGGTAGAAAGGTTAGAGAATGAAAAGGGCAATAATTCTATTAATTCTGTTTAACTTAACAGCGTGTGCGTCAATACCTGTTGTTGATAGTAGAGGCAAGTCATCAGCCAATATAGAGGGTGATATGAACAGATACCACGATGATTACTATACTTGTCTGAGTATAGCTGAAGATAATACAAATATAGTTTGGGAAACCACCAAGAAAGTTTATAATATTTCTAGGGCTAAGTTATTGTGGCTACCACCAAAAGCTACTGATAAGAAAGCGGCTATGATTAATAAATGTTTAGAAGGAAGGGGATATTCAGTCTTATGGCAATAGTCGATAGATTACTACATATAACAATAGCACTTTGTTTATTGTTTATGGTTTACACTCAATATACTTTTGTTAAATCAAGCTGGTGTGAATATGAGATAGATAAAATGTTATTTACACTTGAAGATATAGCGGAGGAATTAAATGTCAGGTAAAAAAATATTAATTTGTAAAGAATGTGGTGCTGAGTGCGATCACGATGAAATAAACTATCTAAACTTATGTATAGATTGTGAAGATTTATTTTGTGAATTAGGAGAAGAATATGACGAATCAGCAACACGGATATAAAGAATTAAATATTAAAATGACTAGGGCTGAATATAAAGCATTTATAAAATGGGTGTTAGCAGAAGAACTAGATCATTTTGATAAACAAGCCTTACAAAGAGCTAAATCTAAAATTAAAAAGGGGGAAAACTTATGAACTACTTTACTACATTTGGAAAGTTTGTAATAGCTGTTGTAATTGTTTTGATTATAACTGTCCTATTGGTGGCTTATGTCGTTGCTTAAAAACT